GTATCGTAGTGTGCCATATGCGTACTTGTTTTGTTCAGTGCCCTCAAACGGGTCACTTGTAAAACCTTGTTGTCTACTATTACGTATAGGACTACTATTTGTTAATGCTGATACACTTGGCTGACCAAATAATCGTTGTCTTAATTTTTCTGCTAAACTTGCCATACTTCTATTTATGTCACAATGGGGCTATTGTTGACCAGTGTTTTAGTTGATCTTCTGTTATTATTTGAAAGTTTTGACCACGTTTTTTACAGTATGCTTCTGCGGCTTTCCACTTTGCTGTGTTGATAACAAACTGCTCTGCCGTATATGCCCATGACTTTGTTTTACGTTTTGGTATATGTGGTGGTATAGTATACTTTTTTGGCTTGACTTCCCACACAGTTTCTGTTATAATACCATCTTTGTTCTTATACTTAATCCATATGTCTGGAAAGTAACGACTTATCTTGCCAGTCATTGGGTGCTTATATGGCACAAAAAATTCTTCACTCGCCCACTTCAATACATTTTGATTGTTGTCCAGATATCTAAAACATGTGAGTTCCCAACTACTTCTGAATACAATGTTACTTGGGTCACCTTTATATTTCTGTGGAAAGCGTGGTTTAAACTTACCTTGGATCAACATTTTGTTTGATAATCTCTTAATCTTCTTCATAGTAATATTTAGATATGTAGCATAAATAGAAGTATGGCAACAATTTTTGACAAAATACGAAACGAGGTAGGTGATAGAGATTTATCTCTTACATGGTACAAAAGAAAAGTATCTGAATTGGCAAGTAGAATATCTGCTGGTCGTTTGATGCGTGAAGGCAAGATACTTAAAACACCTGGTTTCAATCAACTTAATTTCTTTAGATACAACCCAAAAACAAAAGCAATATTGCCATACTATGATACGTTTCCATTAGTTATGCCTATTGATAGTGCTAAGGGTGGTTTTCTAGGCATAAACTTTCATTATCTACCAATACCATTAAGAATGAGATTGTTAGAAACTTTAGCAAAAAGAAAATTTGATGGTGACTACAGTAAATTAAAAAATATAAAACTTATTAAACCATGTGTTAAGCATTATCTTAAATCACAATTTGCTAGTGGGTTTTATAGATTAGATGAATTAGATTATGCGCCAGCAATATTCATGCCAGTACAATCGTTTAAGAAAGCAGGTATGTCTGCGGCACATAGAGACGCAAGAAAGAGAGCAAGTTAGTGGCAATATTTAGAGGCGGTAAAAGATTAGGGCCATTTGATATCAGACTTGGTATACCACGTGGACGTGAGTATGATAATATACCAGGTGATCCTAGACTAAAACAAAGAGCAAACCCAGAAACAACAATCAATAGATTTAGATCAGCACTTGCTAAGGGCGAAGGCGTTGCTCGTAATACTAGATTTCTTGTAAACATACAACTACCAAAAGGTGGTGCTTTGAAAGAAGCAATCGCACCATTATTCTTTGGGGCAGATGAAGCAGGACAAGAAGTGTCTGGTGCTACAGGACAAAAGTTAGGTGATACATTATCTTATGAAAAAGACTTAGCACCAACTGTCGCTTTGATGTGTACAAACATTACAATGCCAGGTAGAACGATAAACACAAGTCCATATCGTATTGCTGGTGCGCCATATAAATATCCAACACAAGTACAATACACAGATATAAATGCTACATTTATTGGCGATAAATTTTTAAGACTTAGAACATTTTTTGAGGCATGGCAAAATATCATCTATAACAACCAAACTGGTATGTTTAATTTCTATGATGAGTATGTGTCGCCTTTAGATATATTTCAGTTAGGACAATTTGAAAGTCTTAACGATAGAGACAGTGCCACATACGGTATAAGATTGAGAGAATGTTTTCCAACAGCAATCAATCAAATACAGTATGATAGTGGTGCTCAAAATCAATTTGTTGCGATTGAAGTTACTTTCGCATATAGAGATTGGTTAAACTTTAATCTGGATATAGACAGCACTGGTAAAGTTGGTGGTCTATCTTCAGGCGAAGTGAAAGCAGGCGGTGGAATATTTAGTAGTCTACCACCTGAGTTGAGAAGAACCGGTAGAGGCGTTTTAAATCAATTGAAACGTAGTATACCAATTGGTAGAGTATTTGGAGGTAAAATTTTTCCACCATTTACTTTTTAATTATAAGGAGATATTATGGCTTTACCAAAGTTAAACACTCAGACTTATGAGTTAGAAGTCCCTAGTACGGACGAAAAGATTAGATATAGACCTTTCTTGGTCAAAGAAGAAAAGATATTACTTCAAGCACAAGAAGGGGGTGATGGTGAGATTATGGACGCAGTTGCTGACGTTGTTGAAAGTTGTACTTTTGGCAAACTAAATGTGAGTAAACTACCGTCATTTGATTTAGAATATATTTTTTTAAAGATACGTTCTAAAGCAGTTGGTGAAAAAGTTACACTCAACTTACCATTTCCAGGTGATGAGAATGTAAAGATACCAACTAAAGTTGATTTGTCAAAAGTAGAAGTACACATGGCAGAAGAACATACAAATAAAATTGACTTGACAGATGAGGTTTCAGTTGTTATGAGATACCCTACAATCAAAACATTTGGTGGTATCAAAGTGACTAACTTAACGGCAGATGATGCTGTTGAAATGACAAGTAGATGTATTCATCAAGTCATAAATGGTGTAGAAACTTTTGAAGCGGCTGATTTGTCTAAAGAAGATAAGTCTGAATTTATAGAAAACTTAACACAAGATCAGTTTGCTAAAATTCAGCAGTTCTTTACTACGATGCCAAAGTTATCGCATACAGTAACTTTGACACACCCAAAGACAAAGAAAAAGGCTAAATATAAACTAGAAGGTATGCAAAGTTTTTTTTAATATGCCTCTCGCATATTAACCTTGAAAGTTATTATGAAGTTTGTTTTAAGATGGCGTTATATGAGAATTTTATTACTATAACAGAAATTGAAGAAATGATACCATATGAACGTGAAATCTATTTGGCTTTATTGAATGAGCATATAAAGGATCAAAATAGAAAAGATCGAGAGGCGAAGCAGAATAGGGGATAAAATGGCTGAAGATATTAAAACAGTAGATCCAGAAGTTGCGGCAAAAGACCTCAACGGTGATGGACATATTTCTAAAGCAGAAATGGAATTAGATATGGAGTTTAAACGTAAGCGTTTAGAAGATGAGGACGCTATGAGAGATGCTCAACGTAAGATGACATGGTTTGCTTTAGCAGGACTATTGTTATATCCTATTGCTATCGTTATTGCCACTGTTGCTGGGTTAGATCAAGCAAGTAAAATACTTGGTGATATGGCACCTACATACTTTGTTGCTGTTGCTGGTATAGTAGCGGCATTCTTTGGATCACAGGCACTAAAAAAGAAATAATATATGGCTGCAACTTTTGAAGATGTAATCGCGGTTCTAAAAGAGAATAATGCGAATGATACCATTCGTAGTGAAGAACTAAAGAACCAAATAATCGCTTCTGCTAAAACTACAAATAGAAGTTTTGGCATGTCGTTGGCAAAACAGTTTGGTAAACAAATAGGTTTACAAGAAGACGCACTACAGGCACAAGCGGCGATGATCGCTGAACAAGAGCGATTGGCATTATTACAAAACGAAGACAATAAAACGACAGCAGTTGAGGGTAAAGATTTAGGTGGTGGTGTATTTAAGAAATCACTTAGTGGTCTAAAAGCACTTATTGGTAGTGTTGGTATATTCTTCTTAGGTATATTAGGTGTTGTAAAAGGGTTACAAAACCCTGACTTTAAAAATGCTGTAAAAGATTTATTCACAGCGATGAGAGATGTATTTGTCTTTATAAAAGATGAAGTCTTTAAACCACTTGGACCCATACTGTTAGAGATACTAAAGTTTACAGTTGTTGGTCTTACAAAAGGTTTTGAATTAGTATTAGAAACATTCAAGTTAATCAAAGACTTTGGTGTAAATGGCCCTAAACCAGAAGAGTATAAAGGGTTACCAGCGGCTGGTCTTGGATTAACAGCACTCTTTAATAGTCTATTAGATCCTAAAACAGGCATTATTGGTAGATTTGTTCGTAGAGTAAAAATATCACTAGAACTCGCTACTCGTAATCTTACTCGTTTCTTTACAGGCGGTAAGGGTGTAGGATTATTTGGTAAAGAGGGATTAGTTACAAAGATCAAAGGTATATTCAAACCAGTAACAGACTTAGGTAAAACAGTTGCTAAGTTGCCAGTCATATCTTCATTTACAACGTTCTTTAGTAAGACTGGTGGTTTTCTAAAACTGCTTGGTAAATTATTCTTGCCATTTACAATCATTATTGCGGCATTTGATACTATCAAAGGTATTATAGACGGTGTAACTGGTGCTGAAGGTGAAGCAACTTCTGGTCCTGCTGGTATGGTTGTAAAAGAACCACCAAGTAAGATGAAAAAATTATTAGCAGGTATAGAAGGTGGTCTTAAAGGTCTTGTAAATTCACTTGTTGGTATGCCACTTAACTTCTTAAAAAGTGCTGTTGGATTTGTACTAGGTAAATTTGGATTTACTGGTGCTGAACAGGCACTTAAAGAATTTAGTTTTACAGAATTGTTTGATAGTATTATAGGTGCTATATTCAGTCCAATAGAAACAATCAAAAATCTAGCAACAGATTTAAAAGAAAAATTAAACTTGCCAAGTATGCAAGAAATATTTGATACAGTTGATGGCTTTAGAAAAAAGATATTCTCTAAACCAAGTGAAAGTGAAAGCGGTAAAGCAGAAATATTTGGTTTTGAATTACCAGAATTACCATCTATATCTGGCATGTTTGATAGTCTCAAAAATTTAGCAAAGAAAATATATGACCCAGAAACTGGTGAAATCTTTGGATTTAAACTACCATCATTCCCAAGTCTAAACTTACCAAATATTGGTGATATGATGATGAATGTAGTTGGGGGTATGTTACCAGATCCAAATGGTATGTTAGGATTTATTTACAAGTTTTTACCAGATGAGTTAAAGATGGCGGCAGAAGCATTTAGTTCTGGTGCTACGTTTAGTGGTGGTTCAATTGTAATGCCTGGCAGTGTACCAGTTGTGAGTAATGAAAACGTTACTGAGATGACACCTGATGATTTATTACAAATCATTGAAGCATTAGAAAGTGCGGCAGATACTGCGGATATTGCCAACGACATACAAGAAGAAAGTAGATTATTAAATAGAATAGAAGAATTAGAAGCGTTATATGATGACGCTATAAGAAACGATAGACAAACAGTTACAGTTGTTAATACTGATAATAAACAAATACAAACTAACAATACTGGTAATACTGTATCTGTTGGTAAAGATACTACACCAAATGATCCAACGACCCAATTATTATTACAGGGCGCTGGATCACCTATGGGTTAATTTCTTGGCCAGTTAGGCGACTTCATACAAGTACACTTATAACTGTTACAGTAACATTTACTGTTATATTTGTATCTTAATATTCATGCCGTTTGATACCTAGGCGTCTTCATTAAGTTCGATAATGTTTTAATCTTTTGCTGTTTCGTCTGTTTCTTTAAGTTTTTCATTTTAGTTCTCCCTTTAAAATTAGACAACATTGTTGTCACTTGCCTCGATATCGTCATTTGATTTCTCCTGCGGTTTATATATGGTGATAAGTTCTTCTTTACCTTTCACCTTTATCTTATCTACTTCAACTGATTTAATATCAACCAATTGTTCTTTCGTATAAGATGAATATAAAGTAGGTGTAACTTTACCATTACTATCTTTGTAATTTCTTGTTGCCGCTTCTAGTCTTGCGGCCAAGTTTACAGCATCACCTATAACAGAATAATCTAATCGCATTTCACTACCCATGTTACCTACAATACATGTACCAGTATTAACACCTGAACCAATGTTAATATCTGGTAAACCTTTTTCTCTAAATTCTTTCTTAATTTTATCTGTTTCTTCAGCACACTCAATAGATGTCTTTACTGCCATCTCAGCATGATTTGAACAATCAAGTGGTGCGTTCCAGAATGCCATAATACAATCGCCCATGTACTTGTCTATTGTACCA